AAAGAGGACATGGAAGACGATGAAGAAGATGAAGAAATTGATCTTGAAGAAATGACTGAAGATGACCTTAAATCTTTTATCGAGGACGTAATCGCCGATATGGTTGAATCTGGGGAATTAGAAGCAGGAGAGGAATTCGAATCTGAAGACGAAGTTGAAGATGACGAAGAAATCGATGTTGAAGATGACACAGAAGTAGACGTTGAGGTTAACGAAGCAAAAGAAGACATGGATGAAGGCTACGGCAAAGAAGACATGGATGAAGGTGTAATGGATAAACTTAAGAAACTATACAACGATAAGAAATTACTTTCTAAAATCGTAACTGTAGATGGCGAAGATGTATCTATTAAAGATCTTTTATCATTAGCAGGTTCAGGCGTTACAGCTGGTATGGCTAAGTCTGGTTCAGGTAAAACTTCATCAATTGGTGAAGATGCTCGTACTGATGCCGAAGAAGAGGGTTACCTCGACGGTATGAAAGATGAAAAAGAAGATATGGATGAAATGAAAAAAGAACTTGACGAGTTAAGATCTGAACTTCACGAAACCAATCTTTTAAATGCTAAACTTCTTTACACAAATAAAATTTTCAGAGCTAAAAACTTAAAAGAAGCTCAGAAAGTTAAAGTTCTAGAAGCATTTGATAAAGCATCAAATGTAAAAGAAGTAAAACTTATTTTTGAAACTTTAAACGAAGGTATGGTTACTAAAACTGCTGCCCCGATTAAAGAAAATTTAGGTAGAGCTTCTAAAGCTGCAGGAGTTGCTCCTAAGCAAAACATTGTTGAGGTTGACTCACAAGTTGCTAGATGGCAAAAACTTGCAGGCTTAAGATAATTAATGTTAAATTTTAAATTTTAAAACAAATGTCACAATTAGACACACTTTTAGAAAGCGCAGGCGCAGGTTGGAAAAACCTTCAGTCTGATGCTGCTAGATTGGCTAACAAGTGGGAAAAGACAGGTTTACTTGAAGGTCTCGGTAACGAGGTTAACAAGAACAATATGTCAATGATCCTTGAAAACCAAGCTAAGCAATTAGTAGTTGAGCAATCATCAACTGGTGGTTCAGCTAACTTTACAGTAGGTACTGGTGAGCAATGGGCTGGTATCGCATTACCATTAGTAAGAAAGGTATTCGGTCAAATCGCTGCTAAAGAATTCGTTTCTGTACAGCCAATGAACTTACCTTCAGGTCTAGTATTCTACTTAGACTTCCAATACGGTGATGCTAAAAGACCATTCTCACAAGGTGAATCACTTTACGGTACTTCTAACTCAGGTGATTACCCATTCTCAACTGGAGTTAATAACTTAGACCAAAATGGTGCTGACGGTTTATACGGTGCTGGTAAGTTCGCTTACTCAACTAACCAATTTTCAGCATCTTACGATTTACCTAAAGCAGTTTCTGCTTCTCAAGCTGATGTAAACTTTGATACTAGATTATCTGCTTCTGTAGAAAATGGTTTCATCCACAAAATTACAGTGCCAATATCTACATTATCAAATCCAGATTTAGAAGGTGTAAGAGCATTCATAGTAGAATCAGGTTCACGAATCACTTCTGATACCTTACTACCAGCATTTACTAAAGAAGATGGTACTGATATTTCTTTCTTCTACAGTAGTTCTGCAGGCCAACTTGTTGGTGTAACTTCAGGATCTGAAGTATGGTACAATAAGGAAACTACTATGTCTCCTTACGAAGTAGGTGATTTCGAAGCTGGTAACAACTACGCATTCCCTAACTCATTAAACCAAACGGAAATTGAAATCCCAGAGATCAATATCCAAATGAGAAGTGAAGCAATTGTTGCTAAAACTAAGAAGTTAAAAGCTGTTTGGACTCCTGAGTTCGCTCAAGATCTTAACGCTTACCAAGCTCTAGATGCTGAAGCTGAAGTAACTAACATCATGAGCGAGTACATCTCATTAGAGATCGACCTCGAAATCTTAGATATGTTAATCAACGATGCAGCAGCAGGTACTGAGTACTGGTCAGCTAAAAACAACAGAAACATCAACTCAGCTGGTACTTCATTCGAAGTAGATGCTTCAGGTTTCTACAACACTCAAGGTGGTTGGTTCCAAACTTTAGGAACTAAAATCCAGAAATTATCTAACAGAATTCACCAATTAACTCTTAGAGGTGGTGCTAACTTTATGGTAATTTCTCCTGCAGTAGCTACTATCCTAGAAGCAATTCCAGGATACGCTTCTACTTCAAACGGTGATGCTGCTCAAATGAGCTACGCCTTTGGTGTACAAAAAGCAGGTGCGTTAAACAACAGAATCGACGTTTACAAGAACCCTTACATGAACTCTAACTTAATCTTATTAGGTTACAGAGGTTCTCAGTTCTTAGAGTCTGGTGCTGTATTCGCTCCATACATTCCATTAATCATGACT